TCAAGGCTGACTCTATGAACCTTGTCGACCAGCCTGCCCACAATCGTGAAATGGCTGCCCACGATGCCGTGAAACGCGTGCCCGAGATCGCGCGAAATCACTGCCCAGCTTCCGCGAAATACGCACATCGCAGCCAAAATTGCAAAATGCTGCACCCAGCCGGTGAGGTATGGCAGGCCTGCGGGGATGCCTTCTTTCCGCTGGGTCTGCGCACTAATGGTCCAGGCCTGCCATTTCTCGATCGCCTGAATGATCGCGGCTTCATTGTTCGTGGCGCGGCCTTTCAACGCGTCAATCACATCATCGGCAAAATGCCGGCCCATGGAGCTGTCCAAGAAATCCCGAATGCCTGTCATCTCATCCTCGGAACCAGCGCCTGTTGCCAAACCAATGAAGGCAGAGGTTACCGTCCAGACCTGATCTGTCGGGCGATCCCGTAAGGCGCATGCAGTCATCTGCCCATAGAACCCATAAGCCTCGTTTTGACTGGAAAGAACCAACTCGCTCATTGCTTTGCCTCCGCTTCCGCCCAGGCTCCATCGTGCCAGACGTACAAGTAGCCAAAGGCGCGGGTTGCTCGCGGCAAGACCACTGGCGCCCGCGGCGGATCGAAACAATCCAGCGCCTCGGCGCTGACCTGCCGGATTTCCTGGGCGGCAAGGATGTCGTCGGGCGTCCATGCGGCTAGCGCGGGAAGCATGTGTTCGGGGTAGCCGTCGTAATGGCAGTAAACATGCGCCCATTCTTCGGGCCCAGCCTGAATGGCGATCTGTGCGCGGGTGCTCATGGGATCGCCCTCACTTCTGCTGTCGGGTCAGCGCGAGGAGGACCGCCGCCATGCCGCCCAGATATTCGCTTCGGCGGAACACGATCTCGTCGATGTGGCAGGCATTATTGATCTCGGGGTCAACCGCGAGATCGTCTGCCATATGCGGCATCAGGCGTTTGGCTTCGGCATTGTAGCGGGTGGCAAGGGGCATCTGTGTTTCTCCAATCAGGCAATTTGCTTGATATGAGAATCGCTCTAAGCGGAAGTGTAATCAACTCAAATAGGCAGGCTTTTCTGTTTATTTACAATACATTGAGGCCAATCCAATCGCCATGGAAGGTATGTCCGAGCGCGCCTATGCCGAGCATGCGAGGATTTCGCGTGGCGCTGTCCAAAAAGCCCGCAAAAACGGGAGGCTGGTGCTTTGCGCCGATGGTTCGATCAATGCCGCCGCATCCGATGCGCGGCGTGGCTCAGCGACAGATCCGGATCAACAGATGCGCTCACGCGGTGGCATCAGTGTCGCAAGTGAAGGGCCTGCGCCTGCAGTCTCAGGCCCTGGCGACAGCACGTCTTATATCAAGGCGCGCACCGCGCTAACGGTCTACCAGGCTCAGGAACGCCAGCTCTCGATCCAGCGCAAGAAAGGCGTGCTGGTCGATCGGGCACGCGCCGAGACGCTGGTGTTTCGCCTGGCCCGCCAGGAGCGCGATACTTGGGTCACCTGGCCAACACGCGTGTCCGCTCTGATGGCCGCACAATTATCCGCAGAGATGGAGAAAGATGCGGGGGTGCCCGTGACGATCGAGACTGCGATCCTGCAAAGGGTGCTGGAAACCCATGTCCGAGAGCAGCTCGACGCCCTGGCAGACCTCAGGGTCTCGCTTGAATGAGGGGGAGAACACATCTGATCTGACCGAGGGCCTCGATCTCGCCTTTGACGGCGCCGAGGATATCCTGCGTGTCTGGCAGCGCGGCATACGGCCTGATCCGGATCTGACAGTGTCGCAATGGGCGGATGCGCACCGCAAGCTGTCCTCGCGCGCCTCCGCCGAACCCGGACAATACCGCACAACGCGGACGCCTTATCTACGCGCGATCATGGATGCGCTGTCACCAAACCATCCGGCACAGCGGGTCAGCTTCATGAAAGCGGCCCAAGTCGGGGCGACGGAGGCAGGGAACAACTGGATCGGTTTCGTGATCCATCACGCGCCGGGCCCGATGCTGGCGGTGCTGCCTACTGTGGAGATGGCCAAGCGGACCTCTCGGGGGCGGATCGATCCGCTGATTGAAGACAGTCCGGCGCTGAAGGAGCGCGTACAACCTGCCCGTTCGCGCGATGCTGGCAACTCGATGCTTTCGAAGGAATTCCCAGGCGGCATTCTGGTGCTGACCGGTGCGAACAGCGCGACGGGCCTGCGCTCGATGCCCGCACGGTATGTGTTTCTGGATGAGGTGGACGCCTATCCTGCCTCGGCAGACGAGGAAGGCGATCCGGTCAGCCTGGTTGAGGCTCGCACCACCACCTTCGCGCATCGGCGCAAGGTGTTCATGGTCTCGACCCCCACGATCCGGGGGCTGTCGCGCATCGAGCGGGAATTCGAGGCAAGCGATCAGCGGCGCTACTTCGTGCCGTGTCCGCATTGCGGCCATATGCAATGGCTGCAGTTCGAGCGGCTGCGCTGGGACAAGGACCGGCCAGAAACCGCGACCTATGCCTGCGAAGGATGCGATCAGGCAATTGCCGAGCATCACAAGACGCAGATGCTCGAGCGCGGCGAATGGCGGGCAACGGCGACCAGTTCTGACCCGAACGCGATCGGCTTCCATCTCTCGGCGCTCTATTCGCCGATCGGCTGGAAAAGCTGGGAGCAGATCGCGCGGGATTGGCTGGCAGCCCAAGGCTCGGACGAGATGCTGCGCGCAGCGCGCAACACGCTTCTGGGCGAGACCTGGGTTGAAAGCGGCGATGCGCCAGAATGGCAGCGATTAGCAGACCGACGTGAGGTGTTTGCCGCTCAGGTGCCCATGGGCGGGTTGTTCCTGACTGCCGGTGCCGACGTCCAGAAGGACCGCATCGAGGTCGACGTCTGGGCTTGGGGCCGCGGCCTCGAAAGCTGGCTCGTCGATCACATCGTGCTTCCGGGCGGTCCTGGTGATCCGGCCTGCTGGCAAGCACTGACAGAGCTGCTCGGTCAAACCTGGGTGCATGAGAACGGCGCGGTGATGCCGCTTGCCAAGCTGGCCATCGACACCGGGTATGAAACCGCCGCGGTCTACGCCTGGGCGCGGCCGCAGGGGATATCGCAGGTCGCGCCAGTCAAAGGTCTCGAAGGGTTCAACCGGGCGACTCCAGTGTCGGGGCCGACCTTTGTCGATGCGACCGTGAATGGGCGGAAGCTCAAGCGTGGGGCGCGGCTCTGGACGGTGGCTACGGCTACCTTCAAGGCGGAGACCTATCGCTATCTGCGGATAGAGCGGCCCTCAGATGAAGAACGCACGCTAGGCGTGCATAACCCGGCGGGCACGATCCACCTGCCCGATTGGGCCGACAGCGAATGGCTCAAACAGTTGGTGGGCGAACAACTGGTCACAATCCGCAACAAGCGCGGTTTTGCTCGCCAAGAATGGCAAAAGCTGCGCGAGCGCAACGAGGCGCTGGACACACGGGTCTATGCACGGGCTGCGGCCTGGATCCTCGGGGCCGATCGCTTTGATGAGCGCATGTGGCGGCAGCTGGAAAAGCAGGCCGGCGTGGAAACCACAGCCATCGCGCAAACGGGCGAGCCCGAGAAACCGACCGAACCTCAAGCAGGGCGGATCGCAGCGCCCCAGCGGCGCGGCTGGAAGATCAGCACGCCCAAATACATGGAATGATCAGAAGCCGGAGAATACCATGTCAAGCGCGCCGCGAATTTCATAGTCTGAGGCGGAAAGATCTGCGACAGGCTCGCCTTTGAGAACTGCTGATGAGACCGCTGCCATTTCAGCGGTGTGAAGCACATAAGAGGCGCCATCGATATCAAACACCGGCTCTAGTCGCCCCATGGCTTTGGGACCTGACGCCATCGGTATCAGTGGGGCGACCACGCGCGTGCCGGTCTCGATCAGATCTGTCTGCAGGTCGAGCACGAGACGATCGCCAGGCACCCGATAAACATGAAACTGCGCCATCAGTCTGTCTTCAAAACCTGAAGATCGGCCAGCGGCGTCCCGTTTGCTTCAATCCAAGTACGGCGCTCTTCGATGGCTGCAGCATTTTCTTGAGCCCACACTTTAGCCTTCACCACGCGGACTGCTTCAGCAACAGCAGCGTCGCTAATCGCTGACACATTGAGACCCAACTCCCGTGCCGCCGCCAAGTTGGCTGCCGTGAGGGTGACGTTGGTGCGCTGTTTTTCTGTAGTGACGTGCTGCATTGAGGCCTCCTAACACGTACGCAATATACACACTGCTAGTGTGCAGAACAAGAGAACATCATGACCCTCGACGAGTTGAAACTCCGGCACAGCGCGCTTTTAGCCGCGCGCTACAGCGGCACGCGGTCGGTCAGCTATGACGGCAAGACAGTGACCTATGGCACGGATGTCGAACTGGCGGCGGCTGTAAGTGACATCGAACGCAGGATTGCAAAACTCGAGCGCAGCGCTCGGCGCGTCTTGCGGCCACATGCCGTGAAAGACCTATGATGAACTGGCGGCAGCGTTTGGGCGCATTCATCGGTGGCTTTGATGCGGGTCAGCATCACCGCCGCCTGCGCGGGTTCCAAGCCACACGGGCCCACGTGAATGCTCTGATTGCAGCCTCAGGCCCTGATATCACCGCCCGCGCCCGCTGGCTCGTGCGCAACAACGGCTATGCGGTGAATGCCGTTGAAAGCTGGGCGGCCAACACCGTCGGGGATGGGGTCAAGCCGATCTCGAAGCTGGCGGATGCTGGGCGCAAAGAAGAGCTGCAGCGTCTTTGGCTCGCCTGGACCGATGAGGCGGACGCCGAGGGGCTGACGGACTTCTACGGGCTGCAGCGCCGCGCCGCGCGTGAGGTGTTCCTAGCAGGCGAGGTCTTTATCCGGATCCGGCCACGGCGGGTGGAAGACGGGCTCACGGTGCCGCTCCAACTGCAGATGTTGCCTTCGGAAATGCTGCCGCTGCACGAGACCGGCGTTGCGCGGAACGGCAACGCAATACGGCAGGGGATCGAGTTCGACCGGATCGGGCGGCGTGTGGCCTATCACTTCCTGCGACGTCACCCGGGCGACAGCACCGATCCGGGCCTCTCGGGCGAAATTGTCCGAGTGCCCGCCTCTGAGGTGATCCATGTGATCGACCCGGTGGAGGGCGGCCAGCTGCGTGGTGTGTCCAAACTGGCCCCGGCCATCGTGAAGCTCTTCCTGCTCGACCAGTACGATGATGCCGAACTCGACCGGAAGAAGGTCGCGGCAATGTACGCGATGTTCGTGACCTCCCCGGCGCCAGAGAACCCGCTCGCGCCCTTGGACGATGAGGAGATGCCCGCTGGCGTCGAGATCAGCCCAGGCCAGATCGTGAGGCTCGATCCAGGCGAAGATGTGACCGTTGGCCAGCCGGCAGACAGCGGCGCGACCTATGAGCCGTTCCAGTACAGGACGCTGCTGCAGATCTCGGCCGCACTTGGCATTCCTTACCCTTACCTCGCCAATGACATGGTGAAGGGCAACTTCTCGAACTCGCGTTTGGCGCTGATCGAGTTCCGCCGCCGGGTTTCGGCCTGGCAGCATTCCGTGATGGTCTACCAGCTCTGCCGGCCCGTCTATGCGCGCTGGCTGGACCTAGCGGTGCTCTCCGGAGCGCTTTCCCTGCCCGGCTATGAGGCGGATCGCCCGCGCATGCTGGCCGCCGACTGGCTGCCGACGAAATGGGACTGGGTCGACCCACTCAAAGATGCCAATGCAGAGATCGCTCAAATCGAGGCCGGCCTGAAATCCCGCACCCAAGCCATCGCCGAGCGTGGCTATGACGCCGAACAGGTTGATCGGGAGGTTGCCGCGGAGCGGGCACGCGAGCGCGCGCTGGGTCTCGACTTCCGCCGGCCTGGCTCCCCCGCGCAAGGTGTGCAGGCGGACCCGATCGAGGACGATGGGGCTGGACCAAACAATGAGACTGATGACGCGGAAAACAGCCCGCGTCCTGACGAGGACCAACCCTGATGCTCCACGCCCG